CTCTTAAGAACGCCAATGAGTTTGAAAAGCAGATCCGCTGGTTAACCCAGGACGTACGATCTCGTTTGAACCCTACTGGTAAATTGATTATTATTGGTACTCGTGTAGCCTCGGTTGATCTATACCGCGAGCTAAGAAGCGAAGACCGCTATCCCGGTGGACAGGTTCCTTGGAAGTACTTGGCAATGCCGGCACTTCTTGAAGCAGATGAGGATCCTGACAAGTGGGTTACCTTATGGCCTGCCTCAGATGCTCCATTTGATGGACAAGGCGAATCTGATAAGAACGAAGACGGCCTATATCCACGCTGGTCTGGTCGTAACTTATATAACGAACGCCAAGCGATGGATGCAAGTACCTGGGCTTTGGTATATCAACAGCAAGATGTCTCTGAAAACGCTGCCTTTGATCCTGTATGTGTTAAGGGATCCATTGACGGTATGCGTAAAGCAGGACGTTTGGAACCGGGCTATCCCGGACATCCAAAAGATTTAAGTGGCTTTTCTATTATCTGCGGTATGGACCCGGCGATTGTCGGAGATACCGCAGCGATCTGTTACGCGGTAGATCGCAATACTAATAAGCGCTACATCGTAGATGCTATGAAGGTAAGTCGTCCATCACCGCAGCAGATCCGCGACATTATTCTTAACTGGACTTCGCTTTACTCACCTAGTGAGTGGATTATTGAGAAGAACGCTTTCCAGGCTTTCTTAACTCAGGATGAAGGCATCCGTCAGTTCTTGCAATCACGCGGCGTTCTATTAAAGGAACACCATACTGGTAGCAATAAGTGGGATTCAGGCTTCGGTGTGGCATCTATGGCTACCTTGTTTGGTACTAAGCAGGTAGATGGCAAGCACCACCGAGATAACTTAATACATTTACCTAGTGACCAGACTGAAAACGTCAAGGCTCTTATCGAGCAGTTGATTACGTGGACACCTACCACTAAGGGTAAGACAGATATGGTTATGGCACTTTGGTTCTGTGAGATCCGAGCACGCGAAATGCTCAACTACGGTCAGTACGCCAGCCACCATATGAAGAATCCATTCCTATCCCGTCGTGAGATAGGTAAGCGAGTAGTCATCAATATAGATGAGATGCTAGCTGAACAGAATAAGACATTCATCTAAGGAGTAATGATGGCAACAGCAAACCGTATTGAAGGTATTGGCGGCGGTTCAGGTCGCGGTACTTCAGGTGCAATTTCTGTACGTTCAAAGTCTGTAGACACTGGTACTAAGCGTATGGTTACTAAGCAGAATAAAGCTGCTGAGTCATACAAGATTAAAGATCTTGACAAACTTGAAAAGGGCCGCATTGCTCGCCAAAAAGCAAAATTAGCAGCTGAAGCCGCAGCCAAGAAGCAATCTAATAAAGATAAAGCCAAGGGTGCTGCTGCAGCAACCGGCGGTATTGCTGCAGGTCTTGTAGTAGTCGGTGGCGCTAAAGCAAAAGATACAGCTAAGGCCAAAGCTAAAGCTACTACTAAGCCAAAACCATCTCCAAAGAAATCACCAGTAGAAACTACTCGTGTTGGTGGAATCATTTCAGTACCAAAGAAACCTAAGAAGGAAGTTTACTAATGGCTACACCATCAAGAAGGCCAACACCTAAAGCAACTGTAAAGCCTAAGCCAATGACTGAAGCACAGAAGCAGGCTAAGGCTATGGACAAACTTATGGCAAAGCGTAAGGCCGTATCTAAGAAGACCGGTTCTTGGCCTAACTACAACACTAACTAAGGAATACCATTGTTAACAGTTAAAGAGATTGACGCGAAGCTAGCGCGTTTGCGTACCAAGTACGCTCCACGCGATCAGCGTATGCGCGACGTTCTCTCTGTACGTCAGGGAGACTTATCTAAAGTATTCCCTTCGATGTTCTCCGAGGATTACCCAAAGCCGCTAGTCGCTAACTTCATTGACGTTGCAGCACGCGACTTGGCTGAAGCCGGCGCACCGATGCCATCCTTTAACTGCTCAGCAACTAATATGGTTTCCGATGCTCAGCGCAAGGCTGCTGATACTAGAACTCGTATAGCAAACTATTACGTTTCATACTCAGACCTACCGCTGCAGAACTACAACAACGCTGACTGGTATAACACCTACGGTATGTCTATCGGTATGGTGGAGATGGATTACGAAGGTAACAATCCTCGTATCCGTATGGTTGATCCTACTGGGGCTTACCCAGAGATTGACCGCTTCGGTCGCACCATCTCACTTACCCAACTCATTATGTCTGATGCTGACACACTAGCAGCACAGTTCCCAGAGTTTGCAGATCAGATCTTAAAGAAGAACAACTTCCAACCTGGTTCTCCTTATATGACGATGATCCGTTACCACGATGCAGAGCAGGATCTAATCTATCTTCCTGATCGTAATAACTTGGTTCTATCTCGTGTACCAAACCCAATAGGCAAGTGCCTAGCCCGTGTTCGTATTCGTCCATCTTTGGACAACCAAGCACGTGGTCAGTTTGATGATGTCTTGGCTGTACAACTTGCTCGTGCTCGTTTTGCTATCTTGCAGATCCAAGCCGCTGAGAAGTCAATCCAAGCACCTATTGCTATTCCGCAAGATGTACAAGAACTTGCACTTGGCCCTGATGCGATTATGCGTTCTGCTAATCCACAAGGTATCCGTCGTGTAGGTCTTGAACTTCCTGCTGGTGTCTTTACTGAATCAGGTGTATTAGAGCGCGAACTACGTCTCGGTGCTCGTTATCCTGAATCACGCTCTGGTCAGATTGACGCATCTGTTGTTACTGGTCGTGGTGTGCAAGCACTACAGGCTGGATTTGATACACAGATCAAAGCAGCACAAGCACAGTTTGCTCGACTCTTTGAAGAACTCGTTGGTCTTTGCTTTGAAGTAGACGAGAAGATCTTTGGATCAATCCAGAAGACGATCAAGGGAACAGACGATGGAACCCCATATACACTTAAGTACATTCCATCCCGCGACATCAAAGGCGAGTACGGCGTGGATGTTCGCTATGGCATTATGTCTGGTATGGATCCTAATCGCGCTGTCATCGCTTTACTTCAGATGCGTTCGGATAAGCTTGTTTCCAGGGATTACGTACGTCGAGAGTTACCGGTAGAGATCAATGTTACGCAAGAAGAACAGCGCGTGGATATTGAAGAGATGCGCGACTCCTTACGTATCGCGGTCGCACAGTATGCACAAGCGATCCCGCAGATGGCGGCACAGGGTCAAGACCCGACACAAGTTGTTACTCGTATTGCTGAAGTTATTTCAGGCCGTCAGAAAGGACTCGCGTTAGAGTCCATCGTAGAAAAAGTATTCGCTCCAGAGCCACAACCAGCGCAACCTGAGATGCAAGCACCAGGTATGCCTCCTATGTCTCCAGCAGCAGGTGCGGCCCCCGCCCCTGCCTCGCAGCAACCTCCACAAGAACAAGGTGGTACGGCCCCTGCTGCTGGTCAAAAACCTGATATAGCCACACTACTAGCCGGTATCACCGGTGCAGCGTAACCGAAGGAGGTGCAAATATGAACAAGGGATCACACGCTCCAGCTCCAGTACAGCCAGTTAAGGTTGACACTAAGGCAGGATCAGTAAAAGGCGGTAAAGTTGAATTCGGTTATGCCGGACCAGCTCGCAAAGGCAAGAAGGCTTAATAACTACTGAAAGGTGTACAGGGCGATGGACAATAATAAAATACGTCGTCCTGTACGCTGGACAGATTTCTTAGTTGTATTTACAGAAACACTTTTTAATATATCGCAAGTAATAGAAACATTCTTTGAGTCACTATACGAATTAAGTATCTACCACTCAAATAGAACTACCGAAACCCACAAAGCGTGGGAACAGATGGCACAAGATTTAGAAACGATACAGGAGGAAACAGATGGCTGAAAACCCATTGGTAGGCCCTTCTGGTCCGTCAGCCTATTCAAAGCGTACCGACGTCGGAACACCAGAGATGAAGTTAGGCTCTATTGCCTACGGTGAAGGTAAAGAAACACAGGCTATTAAGTCTGGCGCTCCACTTGCAAAGACTCCAGATGTAACACCATCACAGGCTCCAACAGTTTCAACACAGCCAACAGGAGCAACAGTTGGCTTATTTGATGAAACACAACTTCCTGGAGAAGCAATTACCGCAGGTATTGATCGCGGTGCAGGCCCAGGTGCTAACGCATTAGCATTAAGAAAAAATACTATTAAGCTGTCGGACTCTTTAGCGGCAATGCTTCCCTTTGACACAACTGGAGAGATCGCGGTTTTATACCAAGAAGCACTAGCGCAAGGTAACTAATGACTGAAAACGTAAAGGCGGCTGCACTTGCCGCAGGTCTTCAGGGTGAACAAAAGAAGCAAGTTGATGATCTAGTCAAAGCTTTATTTGTAAATCGTGAATTAAATAACCTACCCAAAGAAGCTGCTAATAAGAAGTTCAATTCTTTACCAGCAGATCAACAAGAAGATCTAAAGAAGAAGTTTGGCACAGAAGATCCTACTGTCAAACCATCTCGTGGTTTTCTTGGTACAGCGTGGCACTACGCAACTATGCCTGTTGTCGAGCCAGCAAAGTTAATCTTTAAGGGCGTTACTGAACTTTCAGATCTTTCTACTCGTACTGCTCGTGCGGTTTTAATCCCTTTAACTCAAGGCGAAATTGGCTTTGCTTGGGATAAGGCAAACGATAAGGGCGACAAAGTCTTTAATGATGGTCGCATTGATAATGCTCGCCAGAAATACGGTCAAGTAGCAGTAGATCTTGCTATGCGTATTAAGGCTGGAGAAGATCCAGAGAAGATCTGGGCTACCTCAACACCTGAGCAACGCAAGTATTTAATGCTTGACGATAAGAACAATAAGACAGTTCCTGGTGTAACCGACGTTGAAGAAGCACGCGGGCTATGGAATGAAACACTTGATGAAGTTGATCGTGCTAAGTTCTCTCCGGGTCGTCAGATAGCAAATCTTATTCTTCCTGAAGCGCTAGAAAAAAACAAACTTGTATATAGCCTTACATCAGGTTCTATAGATGCAGCATACCGACTATTTGCTGACCCACTTGTAGTAGCCTCAAAGGTAAAGAGTCTTTATACGATTGGTAAGTATTCTCTTGAAGTAGTTGGCTCAACACCAGCAAAGATAAATGCTTACTTTTCAGACGGTAAAACAGTTAACTTTTGGAACCAGTACGGTGCAAAGTTAGATTCTCTTACTAAGGCTCAAAGGGCTGGAAACCAAAAAGAAGCTGTAGCACTCCGTCGTGAGATAGAGATTATGGCTCCAGAGTTTGGTACTGAAGTCGTCCGAGTATTTCAAAAGTCTGACGTTGTTGATGCTAATACAGCAAGGGCTTTCTTTCTTAATACAGAAGAAGCAGTTAAGACGCTTAAAGGTGCCGCTGGTCGCAAGCGCGTAATGCTTCCTACACTAGATACTACTCGTAAAGCACGCGTCGCTATTGTTACTGAGGCTGATAAGTGGATTAACCTTGATAAGTTTTCTCCACAAATCGTAGATGATTTCTACGGCAACCCATCCACTACAGATGGAATTATTAAATCTTTATCTGAAGATGGCAAGGCTATCGGCAAGAAGATTTCAGAGGCACAAGGCAAAAGCAATTTTGCCCGTTACCCAAGTTCTTATATTGCACTTCGTATTGACCGTGCTAAAGCCAAGTTTAACATTGCGCCGCTATTCAAAGACGATCAGTTCAATGTATCTGCAGCCGATGCCTCTACTCAGGTTTATCGTCTAGCGCGTTTGGTAATGACCAAGCAAGACTCTAAGTTAATCGCAGAAACATTTGAATCTGTCGAAGACTGGGGCAAGCGCAAGGAAATGGTCAAGGGCCTCTGGGAGACAATCGCAGAAGCACGTGGCCTTAACCTTACAGAAGCCGGTCAGAAGGTAACTAGAGTTGCTACTGGTAAAGGTGATGCTCGCTTTGCTGTAGGTAACTTTGGTGATGATTTTGCAGATATCGGTGCAATCGTATCCGACTATTCTCCGTTAATGACTACGCCAAATATCGTAGATATTGATAGAGCAGCAGCTCGTTCTGGACTTGTAGGCAAGATGCTTAACAACGCCAATAAAGAATGGGTTGACAAGATGACTGGCTACTGGTCATTCTTCACTCTTGCTGGTCCACGTTACGCTATCCGTAACGCAACTGAAGACCTAATGGTTCACTTGGCAATAGGTGGTTCTCCTTGGGGTCTTGCTAAGTCACGCTATCTTTCAACTCGTGTTAACACAGCACTAGAAGCTGCTCGTAAGACTGACACTTTTGTAGACAGCCCACTCGGTACAATAATGCGCGTTCTTAATAAGAATGAAGCAGATAAATTTTCTGCAAAGATTACATCAGTTGATGATTCTATACGTGCAGCAAAAGAGCAAATTGGTATTAAGTCCGAAGCAATGAAACTTGCAAAAGATCCTGCTGAAAAGCAAAGACTTGCTTCAGAGATTGCAGATCTTAAAGAGGCAACCAAAGGTGGGGCTGTTAATCAGACTCGCCAAATTATGGCTGAGGCTCTTACATCAGGTCGCATTAACCGTCTTCGTAAATCTATGGGCCTCAAGCCTATGTTTGAAGAAGAAGCAGAGATCCTTGCTGAGCATTTAGTATACGGAAATATTGATAACACAATCGGCCTAGTATCAGAAGGTGGCTTTAACTTTGCTACCGGTGGTGACTTTGTAACTCGTTCAACAATATTTACCCGTTCACACGGAGTGCGTTCAGAGGCGCTTACTATTAGCGATCCACGCATTAAAGGTGTAACTCGCGCTAAAGGAGATGCAGGCTTCGCCCCTGTATCACTAGGTAACCTTGATGATGCATCAATGATTACTTGGTTATTCCGTATTAACTACTATGCAAACGATGAACTTGGTGCTATCGCTGTAGCAAACCTTGATAACAAGGATTTGGCTATCGCTAAGATTATGGAATGGATGACTAAGAATCCAAAATTCCGTACAGAAGCACAACTTACAGCACGTGGCATTGATGAGAAGCAGCACGCTGAAATCGTTTATCGCCGTGCTAAAGAGATATTTGAAAAGCGCGGCAAGACTGCAGATTCAGTCAAGGAAGTAAACCTTGATCTGCTTAATAAGATCCGTGTTAAGAACGAAAACGGCGACTGGGTTATCTCAGGAAAGTTATCACTTGATGATCTACCTCAAGTTGCAGACGATATGCCTGAATATGTACTTGGACCTAAGTTAGTTCCTATATCAGATTCTGGTAATGTTACAGCTTCCACTATCTCAAAGGGCTGGACTTGGTTAGGTATGGCTAACGCACGTCTATCACGTGAGCCTATTGTCTTTGAAGAGATCATTCGACTACGTAAATCTATGAAAGCCAGCGGTCTTGAAGAGCAGTACGTTGCATCTGTGGTTGGAAAACTTGAAAATCCTACGCCATCAAAGATTGCTAAGGCTACAGAACGTGCTAAACGCCAGTTTGCAGAGATTGTTGAAGAACGTGCAGTAGCAACTACGCTTGCATATGTGGATAATCCACTTATCCGTACGCAAATTGCGTTCTCTGCTCGTAACTTCTCACGTTTCTATCGTGCTACTGAAGACTTCTATCGTCGTATTTACCGCGTTGTTCGTTACAACCCAATGGCTATCCGTAAAGCATCGCTTACATTTGACGGTCTAAGCCATAATGGTTGGATCAATGAAGACGACCAAGGTGAAAAGTACTTTGTTTACCCAGGAGTAGAGCCAATCTACCGTGCAGTGCAGACTGCAATGGCAGGTTTGGGCATAGCACCTGAGTTTAAGACGCCATTTCCTGTTGAGTTCGGCGCTCAAGTTAAGATGCTTACCCCATCTTTGAACCAAGATTCGCTAATTCCTACATTTAACGGTCCACTTGCCGGTGTATCTATTAAGGTTCTATCAAACCTAGTAGATGTATTCGGAGCACCAGGTGCTGCTGATCGAATCACAGAGTTTGGTCTTGGTAAGTATGCGGTTGGACAGGACTTTGTATCTGCTTTCTTGCCAGCACACATCAATCGTCTATACCAGACAATGGACAAAGATGAACGTGATTCCCAGTACGCAAGTGCTTGGCGTAAAGCAGTAACTTATCTTGAAGCATCAGGTCACGGTCTTCCACAAAAGAAAGACCCACTAGGAAACGCAATTCCTCCTTCAATTCAAGAGCAAGAAGAGTACCGTCAGCGTGTTAAGAACACAGTTCTTGGCATCTTAGGTACACGCTTTGTAGCAGGTTTCTTTGCTCCTGCTTCTCCACAGATCCAACTTAAAGATGATATGGCTGCTTGGATCAGAGACAACGACAGAGTTAACTTTAAGCAAGCGTGGAACGCATTACTAGACCAGTATCCGGGCGATTATGACGGTGCTATGGCTAAATGGGTAGAACTATTCCCTAATGCTATACCGTTTACTATCCCAGAATCTGAAAGAAAAACTGTTGCTGTTATCAAGTACGCAGAAGAAGCTGGTACTTTTGTTGACCAGAACAAAGATTTATTTGAACGATATCCACAGGGTGCGGCGTTCCTTATTCCGCATAAGTCAGGCTTCTCTTGGGATGCCTACAAGACTATGAAGGATATGGGTCTAAAGTACAACAAGCGTGTAGATGATTATCTTCGTGAGGTTCAAACTGCAGCAGATTTGCAGACTTACTACGGTAAGAAGAACGAATATGAGACATCTCTAAAGACTATGATTACAGATACTGAACGCACTATGGCTCGTAAAGAGTTCACAGAGTGGTCCAAGGTATTCAAAGCTGGTCGCCCACTGGTACAAGAAGAGCTAGCACAGGGTGGCAAGAAGGCTATTGAGCGTATCAATGCTATTGATGACCTTCGCAATATGCTCAACGATAAGTCAGTGACTGTTCGTGGTCCGGTACAGAAAGCTCTCAAAGAGATGCTTGATACCTACGATAACTTTAAGTTGCAGAAAGAAGCGCTCCAAGGCATATCTGGTGCTAACAACTTGGTTTCATTTATGAAAGATAGTTCAATCGTACGTCTGCGTGAACTAGCAAAGACTAACGAAAATACTATGAGCGCATACAACACATTGTTTGCCTCACTAATAGGAGATACAGATGGCTGAAGAAAAGACTCTTGAAGCGTTTGCAAAAGATATAGCAGATACTACAGACGCTGCTCGTCTTGCTTTGGCTGAGCAACTAAAGGCTGCTGGCTTATGGAAAGGCAAGATATCTAGTAAGTTTGATATTAACTATTACAACGCTTTAGTTAAACTTGAACAAAATCTCCAGCAACAAGTCGCTCTTGACAAGTTGGTTGGTAAAAAACCAACACCAAGACTTGATGTTCTTACATCCTTAATACAGGGTGGAGGCGAAGGTACTGGAGACGGTACTACTACCACTCGTCAAACATATATTACTAGCCCTACACAGACAGCCAAGTTGCTTGATACTGTGGCAGAAGACCTGCTTGAGCGCAAACTAACTGCTGCTGAAAAGGCTAAGTATCTCAAAATGCTTAACGCCGAACAGAAGCGTCAGCCTGCAGTTCAGACATCTGGTAAGGGTTTTTCAACCACCAGAGGTGGGGTTGATGAGCAACAGTTCATCGAAGAGAAGATTGCTAAAACAGCAGAAGCTAAAACAACACGGGCAACAGATGCCTATGCAATTATGTTAGAGGAACTTGGGGGTCTGCGTTAATGGCAAATCGCCCATCCAACTCACGCCTTATTAACGTAATTAACTGGGGTATTGACAAGCGTATTCCGCTTGGCTTTGTTGATACAGTTATTGATAAGGAAACTGGCAATCTTATTGGCTTTATGCAAGATGGCGAGTTCTATGAACTCGGTGCTAAACCAAAGAAGAAGCCAAAGGCTCCAGAGCCACCTACTGTTAGCGGACTCAGCGCTGCAGATATCAACGCTGGTATTCCAGGTGGTGGAGTTGATCCTCGTCGAGCAGCAGCATATTTGAATAGCAGTGATCCACGTCTTTCTGAAGCTGCCCAAAAGATCATTCTTGCCCAAACAGCGGGCCTAATGGATCTTGATGGCAACGTAGCAGAGACTGCTATATCTCGCCGCGATGAAGCAGCTAGATTACAAGCTGCAGCAGATCAAAAATTTACTGAAACTATTAAAAAAGAAACTACTGAAAAGAAGAAGAAAGCCAACCAAGAAGCCGCTGCAAGTGGCTACCAGTTGCCATATCCTGAACTTGAAAAGACTGTTAAACCAACTGCAAAGGCTACAGCACCTGCAGCTGGTGGATATTCTGGAATACCTGCTACTAAGGTTCAGCCAACATACACGGGTGAACGTCAAGCAGCCACTGCATCAGCAGCCGCTTTGGGTTTACCGGCATCTTCACTTACTCGACCAGCAACTGCTACAGAAAAACTTGCTAAAGAAGCAGCGCTAACAAAAGATAAGACTTCAACAAAGGGTCAAGTTTCAGGAAAAGGTAAAGAAACTCCAGCGCTAACAGATGCACAGCAGCGCGAAGAAGCGCTAAACGTTGCTGCAGAACAAGACTTTGCTCTACCAGAAACCATATTCAAGAACGTACCAAGCCTTAATAGAATCCTTGAGCGTTATGTTGCTGAAGACTGGACACCAAACAAGTTACGTAAAGCTATCCGTGATGATGTATGGTTCCGTAAGAACTCTCAAGAGATCAAGAATCGTTATGTCCAGAAGTTTAATTATGACGATCTAGTAGAGTCTGGTCAGGCTGATGGTTCAACTGACTACGAACAGCAGATTCTTAAAATTGAATCTAGGTTAGCAAAGCGTGCAGCACAACTAGGTTCAAACGCCGCTTCAGATCCAGCGGCTCTACGCAAGGCTGCGGAAAATCTTTACATAACTAATCGCAGCGAAGACGAGTCATATATAACAGACTTCCTTGCAGCTTCTATCCGTCCAGTATCAGGAATGATCGGCGGCAAAGTAACTGAAGGTTACTCCGGCGAGGCTTTGCAAAACTATCAAGCGCTACAGGCTGCTGCTAAGGCTAATGGTTTTTCAATGGCAGACATTATTCCCGGTGGATTCAATGAACAGCAAGTGCTCGCAGGTATTGCATCAGGCAAGATTGATATCAATCGTATATCTCAAGACGCACGCAGGCTTGCAGCGCAAGGACAGCCACAGTATGTCCGTGACCTATTAGGTCAAGGCTATAACTTAGATCAGGTCTATGCGCCTTACCGTCAGACTATGGCTAACATCCTTGAGATTAACGATCCAAATCAGATTGATCTTAACGATCCAACTCTTCGTATGGCTATTACCGACAAGGGTGATATGAACGTTTATGACTTTAAGAAGGCGCTTAAACAAGATAATCGCTGGCAGTACACCGAGAACGCACGTAATGAAGTATCTACTGCGGCTCTTAATGTTCTGCGTGACTTTGGATTCCAGGGGTAATAATGGCTAGACTAGACGAATCACGAATTGGTGAAAAAGGCGGACTTACCCCTGTTAACTTTATGATTCCTGAAGATCCTACAGCTTATTATGATCCGCGTTCAGGCAATACACCTGATGCAAAACCAACTCCTTACAACCCACTATCTGGGAATATTCCTGATTCACCTGTATTTACACCAGCGGCTGTAGTGGTTACCCAAAGCGGTGAAAGAATTCAGATTGATTCTAAGGGTAAATCTGCAAGCGGGATTACCCCAATAGGATCTACAATACCGCTTTCTTCTACCAATGTATTCACGCCGGTAGCAACCATCATCACTCAAAATGGTGAAGAGATACAGGTTGATAGTTCTGGTAGAGCAGCCGATGGCAGCGTTCCTGTAGGAACAACTAAGCCAGTAGGTGGCGTTACTAAAGGCACAGGAACTGTAGGCGGTGGCACTTTGCCGGCGATACCTGTTAAGGCTGGCATAACACCAGGGCAAGAAGCACGCCAATCTGCATATGATTTACTGTTTGAACAGTTTTCAAAGTATGGCCTAGGTTCTCTAGTAGAGCCACTTAAAGGTCTTATTACTAGCGGTACATCACCAGCAGAATTTACTATCAAACTACGTGAAACTCCTGCTTATCAAAAGCGCTTTGCTGCTAACGCGGAAAGAATCAAGAAGGGCTTAACCCCACTTGTCGAAGGTGATTACCTAGCGCTAGAAGACCAGTACCAGAATATTATGCGTAACTACGGACTTCCAGAGACTTACTGGACTCGTGGAGATCTTGGCACTCAAGAAGGATTTACTAAACTTCTTGCTAACGATGTCTCTGCGGTTGAACTTGAGAATCGTATTCTTACTGCACAGGATCGTGTACTGAAGTCTAATCCACAAGTACTTGATACTCTCAAGGCTTTCTATGGTGATGCTATTACTAATGGCGATATCTTGGCTTACAGCCTTGATCCTAAGAACGCACTCAAGGATATTCAGCGTAAGGTAACTGCCGCTGAAATCGGTGGTGCTGCAACTGCTGCTGGCCTAAGCCTTGGTAAGACACCAGAGCAGATCGCTGCATCTGAAGCAAGAGCACAGATGCTTGCAGGTTACGGCGTAACTAAGGAACAAGCTATGACTGGATTCCAGACAGTAGCTGAAGTTGCTCCACGCGGTGGTCAACTTGCTGAGTTCTATAACCGTCCTACATATGGACAGATGGAAGCAGAGCAAGAAGTATTTAATTTAGAAGGTGCAGCCGCTGCTCGTAAGAAACGCAAAGAACTTATTGGCCTAGAGCAAGCAGCCTTCGGTGCCAAGAGTGGTGCAGCGCAAAACGCACTAGAACGCAATCGCGCCGGAACCCAATAACAGACCTGCCACTAGAACGACTGGCCTAGTGGAGCGATATCAATACCAGTAGTCAGAGCCATACCAAGCCCCCACTTGAATATGAGGCTGACGCAATCAACTAAACGATAGGGAGATGGACTATGTCCAATTACGAGTACGAGGATGAAGACGATGACTACACAAATGATTCGTCGAATGACCTTGTAAAACAACTACGCAAAGCAGCCAAGCAAAAGGACAAAGAACTACAGGAACTACGTTCCCAGTTTGAAGGACTAAGCAAGGCGCAACGCGAGCGAACAATCAAGGATGCCCTCGCAGCTCGCGGGGTAAATCAGAAGATCGCTTCATTTATCCCACAGGACATTGAACCAACAGAGGAATCAGTGTCTAAATGGCTTGAGGCCAATGCCGATGTATTCGGTATTGAACTTGAGTCGAACCAGAGTCAACCTAATGTAGATCCTTCCGATGTTGCAGCGTACAAGCGAATGACCGGAGCCGCAGATGCAGGTATGTCACCTGAGCGCGGAGCCGATGTTATGTCTCGCTTAATGAACGCAAACAGCAAAGAAGAGTTGGACGACATTATTAGACAATCTGGACTCTAACTTCCAACCCAACAACGAAAGGTAGCGCCTAATGGCAATTCCATCAGGTTCCCTAACCGGAACATCGGACATTAGCAACCTCGTCAAAACCGCATACGACCAATATGTTCGTATGGCTCTCCGTAGCATCCCGGTAATGCGTGCGATTGCAGATGTCAAGCCAGTACAACAGGCAATGCCAGGTTCATCAGTTGTTTTCTCTATCTACTCAGATCTTGCACAAGCAACATCTACATTGACAGAAACTTCAGATGTATCAAGCATTGCACTAGGTAACCCAAATCAGGTTACAGTAACTCTGAACGAATACGGTTCAGCAGTAACAACAACAAAGAAGTTGAACCTAACTTCATTCAACGATGTTGACTCAGCTCTTGCTGACATCATCGCTTACAACTCAGCAGACTCTATTGACTCTGTAGTTGCAACAGTTCTCACAGGTGGCTCAAACGTCATCTACGCAGGAACTGCTACAACAACCAACACCATCACATCTTCAATGACTATGGCTGTTGCTGATATCCGTGAGGCTGTCACACAGCTTCGCACAAACAAGGCTGTGCCACGTATCAATGACTTGTACGCTGCATACCTACACCCACGTCAGGCAGCTGACCTCCGTGCCGAATCAGGCACTGGCGGCTTCCAGGCACTCACCCAGTACGTAGATCGCACACCATTCGTGGCTGGTGCAGTCGGCGTAATCGAAGGTGCATTTGTAGTTGAGACACCTCGCGTGCCTTACGCTGCAAACTCAGGATCAGTTAACGTCTACAAGGCAGTTATCGCTGGTCGTGAAGCACTTGCTGAAGCACAAGGACAAGATATCTCTACCATCATTGGTCCAGAGATTGATGCACTTCGTCGCTTCCGTACCATCGGTTGGTACTATATGGGTGGCTTTGCACGCCTCCGTGAAGCAGCACTCTATCGCATTGAGTCAGCTTCATCTATTAACTAATAGTGCAACGGTGGGGGCAGGGTCAAACCTGCCTCCATCACCAATGAAAGGAATAAAATGGCTTATACGCTAGTTACCCCTTGGGAGAATGAAACCTGGTGCGATAGCACTTACTTCAATCCCTATGCTCGCTTGGCAGGACGCCCGCTTGCTGGTGGTTCATACACTGGCGCTATTCCATCTTTTCTTACAGATGTACCTCGTGGAGTGACACTTCTAGTAAACGGTACAACCGTTACTGAAAGCAGAACTCCATATCAGGACGACCTAGCCAATGCTGATACTTACTACCTTGGCGGTCACGCTTACACGCTAAGCGATGCTGAGGCACAGATCCTTATTGACGCTGGCTACAGCGCTTATCTAACACCGGTGGCGTAATGGAATGTAATCACACAACCAAAGTTCTTGAATGGTCTTACGACCTAATAGATGGCGATGTCAAAGAGATTGTATCTAAGTACGGCTGCACAGACTGCGACGTAATCTCGGATATACCTTTTAAGTCTGAGTGGTATTCAAACCCAGACCACAGCGAGTGCGATAAGAACCCTTGCTTTGGTTGCAAGGCACAAGGTCTAACTCTTAGCACCGGGGAAGCCACTACTCGTGGATACCAGTCTGCTAAGGCGCACGATAAGGAACTAGGTAACTACTACGACGCAGTGCGTCAGGGTATCGAACCACGCTCAACCAGACAGCCTGATATTGATGCTGCCGTCAGAATTTCCAACGAAGGTGGCAAAGCCTTTGATGGAACTAACCTCACATACAAGGAGTAGCAATGGAAAACAAGAAAGTAGTTATTGTAAAAAATGTTGAAGAAGTAGATGCCTACCCTTCAGCGGACAAGCAGTTTGAATCTAACCGCAAGTATATGACTTATGAATCAATCTCTACAGGAGTAGGCGGTAAGAAGTAATGTCAGTTAAAGGCGAAAAGTACAAGTCAATGGCAGCCAAGAAGAAGCACGAAATGACTGAAGGCAAGAAAGAACGCAAGATGGAATACGGTTCTAAAGCCAAGATGGTTGCTAAGAAGATGGGTAAAAAGAAGTAATGAAAAAGAAGCCAGCCAAAGTCAAGAAGGTTATGAAGGAGTTCAAGTCAGGAACTCTTCACTCCGGTAAAAAAGGCCCTGTAGTTAAGTCGAAGAAGCAAGCGATTGCTATTGCACTTAGCGAAGCTGGTATGTCAAAGAAGAAGAAGTAAATGGCTAAGACTCCAGCGTGGCAACGCAAAGAAGGCCAGAACCCTAACGGTGGCCTTAACGCTAAGGGTCGTGCTAGTGCTAAAGCACAAGGCAGTAATCTTAAACCGCCAGTAAAAGCAGCAGAGGCTAAGAAGTCGCCTAAGGCTGCAGCACGGCGCAAGTCATATTGTGCAAGATCTGCCGGTCAAGCCAAGATGTTTCCTAAGGCAGCCAAAGATCCTAATAGCAGATTGAATAAAGCACGAAGGGCTTGGGATTGCTAATGAAGAAGAAAGCGTTTTGGGATACAGAAAACCCTAAGAAGACATCAAAGAAATTAACCCCTGCTCAGAAGACTGCGGCTAAGGCTAAGGCTAAAGCAGCAGGTCGTCCTTATCCAAACCTAATAGATAACGCAGCAGCGGCTCGTAAAAAGAAGAAGTGAGGTAGAAGGTGCCAACAGGTAATCCAGGATCAACCCTTGTAGCAGAACTAAATAGATTAGCAAATGGTGGCACCTATCCTCCTATCTCTTCATATCTTGATGAAGCCGGAGCAGCCCGCGCTTGGGCTGCGGCACGTGGTGTAACCACAAAGCACACAGACACAGTAGGAGTACTAAATGATATTGCGGGCATTTCGGGCAGTGCGAATACCCATCTTGACTATAGCGGTGTATGCAATTACATCGCTGGTACTACTGGCCTCACTGCAAACGCTGCTCTCCAAGGACTCAGCTCTTGAGTGCGAAATATAACCTAGTCTGCGATCAGGCAACTACATTCACATTCCAGTTCGTCATCCAAGATGACTCAACTCCTTGGAACCTAAACGGTTACACAGCGACTATGACTGTAAAGCCGTTCAGCAATTCCACTACAACAACTCTGCTTGCCACAACTGCCAATGGCAAGATTACGCTTAACAACGATGCGGGTCGAGTAACAGTTAACTTCTCTGCAACTGATACAAACATTACGCCAAACCGTTACGTCTATGACCTAGTACTTACATCAGGTGTAACCGTTACAAGAATTTTAGAAGGTAAATTTATCGTGACTCCGGGAGTGACAGTATGAGCGAGACAATAATTGTTATCGAATCCATTACTCCACAAGTCTCAGTAACTTTTGCAGCAGACCAAGGACCACAAGGTGGTCAGGGTGCTACAGGCCCAACCGGGCCAACAGGTCCTCAAGGACCTAAGGGAGAACAAGGCGACCAAGGTAACCCTGGACCAACAGGTCCAACGGGTGGTATTGGTGGCATCGGCCCAACAGGGCCGACTGGACCGACAGGAGATACAGGTGCTACAGGTTCTACTGGCAGTACTGGTGCTACTGGCGCCACTGGTAGTACTGGCGCTACTGGGCCTACTGGTCCAACTGGAAGTACTGGAGCCACAGGATCCACTGGAGATACTGGCCCAACAGGAGCCACAGGATCTACAGGCGCAACTGGCCCACAAGGACCCACTGGAGCCACAGGAAGCACAGGCGCTACGGGCGCTACAGGAGCTACAGGAAGCCAAGGACCTACAGGTCCTACAGGTAGTACGGGAGCGACTGGATCTACAGGTGCTACAGGCAGTACAGGAGCAACGGGAAGTACTGGCCCGACTGGACCTTCCGGACCTACTGGAGCAACTGGACCGACTGGCGCCACTGGACTAACTGGTGCAACTGGTGCTACGGGTGCAACTGGTGCCACTGGACCAACAGGTCCAGCAGGAGAGACATTCCCTAGCCAAACTGGTAACACAGGAAAGTATTTACAAACTAACGGAAGCAGCGTTCTTTGGTCTGCGGTAGATGCGTTGCCAAGCCAGACAGGTAACTCAGGAAAATATCTGACTACAAATGGAACAGCAGCATCTTGGGCATCGGTGACAACAGATCCGAACCCTAATATATTTATGTTAGGTGGGATGTAGTATTAGCGTATGAAAATCGCTATCTATACTATTAGTAAGAATGAGGAAAAGCACGTTGAGCGCTGGTACAACTCCACTAAGGAAGCCGACTACCACCTGCTTGCCGATACAGGCTCTACCGACAGAACTGTCGAAATCGCTACCTCTCTGGGCATCACTGTCGTACCGATTAGGGTTCTACCATTTAGGTTCGATGATGCAAGAAACGCTTCGCTTGCGCTAGTACCAGAAGATGTTGACTACTGCGTAGCGTTGGATGTAGATGAAGTACTTACACCGGGCTGGCGTCAGGCGTTAGAGAAGGCTCACGATCTAGGTATTGATCGTCCGTCTTATCGCCGCATCGAAGCCTTTAACGAAGATGGATCAGTAGCCTCAGAGTTTGATGGCTTTAAGGTTCACCGTCGCAGAGGTATCAGATGGAAGTATCCGATACACGAAGTACCTGAGTGGTATGAAGAACGTGAAGAAGTCAAAGCAAGAATAGAAGGCTTTGAGACTCACCACCTGCAGGATAAAACTAAATCAAGAGCGCAGTACTTAACTCTACTAGAGGCTGCGGTCAAAGAGAATCCAGATGCTCGTAACTTGTACTACCTTGGTCGGGAGCAGTCCTATCACAAGCAGTACAAGGAATCTACAGAGACTCTGAAGAAGTATCTAGAGATATCAATCTTTCCGGAAGAGAAAAGCGCAGCGTGCCGCATCTTATCTAAGTGTGATTCACGTAACGCAGAAGAATGGCTGATGCGGGGTACAGAAGAATACCCAAGCAGAGAATCAATCCTAGCCCTTGCTAACTATTACTACGTTAACAAGAAATGGGATGAGTGCCTATTAGTTTCTAAGAAGGCGTTGGAGTACAACACAAAGCCAATGTCATTCTTAGCAGAGTCTTGGGCTTGGGGTCCAATGGCTGATGACTTTATTGCAATCAGCAGTTGGCAACTAGGTGACTATGAGACAGCAGTAATACACGGTAGAAAAGCAGTAGAGCTAGACCCTAACGAAAAACGATTAGCAAGCAACCTTCGGTTCTATGAGGAAAAGGTAAACAATGGCAACACTTGATTCAATGGTACAGGAAGTTAGATCTTCCCTCGCCGGATACACCCTGCGCCAAGATCGCATTACCTATCTCGACTCAGCGATAACAACTACTGATACCGCTATTCAGGTTGGTTCAGCAGACAACCTTGCTAAAGGCATCATTGAAATTGATGACGAACTTATCTGGATTGATAACTTTGTTAAGGCAAGCAATACGCTTAATGCAGCTCCTGGCTTTGGTCGTGGTTACCAGAACACGAGCCCTGCACCACACGCCCAGTATTCACAGGTTGTGCTAACTCCAACCTTTCCTCGCACAATGATTAAGCAGGCAATCAACGATACGATCAACTCGGTCTATCCTAAGTTGTGGGCTATCTACTCAACTACCTTTACCTTTAACGCAAGCCAGACTACTTACGCTTTGCCAGATGATTGCCAGAACGTTATCTATATGTCTTGGCAGACAACTGGTTCATCTAGAGAATGGCTGCCTATTAACCGCTGGCGCCAAGACTTGATGGCTAACACACCAACTTTTAACTCACAGAAGACTATAAACATCTACGAGAACATTCAACCCGGACGAACTGTACAGGTTTGGTATGCAGCAAACCCATCTACGATGGATGCTAATACTGATGACTTTGCAGATGTTACTGGGCTGCCAGACTCTTGCCGCGATGTAATTACTCTCGGTGCTGCATACCGTCTGCTTTCATATGTAGATCCAGGTCGTATCAACTTGACCTCTGCTGAAGCAGACTTGGCAGATAGCAAGGTTCCAGGTGCAGCTGGCGCTAACTCATCTCGTTATATCTACGCTCTATACAACCAGCGCCTTAACGATGAGTCACTCAAACTTTCAGACAAATTCCCAATACGTCTACATTATACCAAGTGAGGCAATAATGAAACGTTGCTATGCCTGTAAAGTTGAAAAAACTTTTGATAATTTCTGTAGTAATAAAGCCTCTAAAGATGGAATTAATGGCATATGTAAGTATTGCCAAAGCAATAGAAATCTTTCAGAAACGGCTAAACAAAATAAAAAAGAATACAATAAACAAAGAAGTAGGAAACTTTACTCTGGGTTTACTCAAGAAGAATTTGAAAATAAATTAAAAGAACAAAATTATAGATGTGCAATTTGCAAGACAGATACTCCTTCTTCTATTAATTGGCACGCAGATCATTGTCACGATACAAAACAAAAACGTGGAGTATTGTGTCAAAAATGTAATATGGGTTTAGGGTTATTTAAGGATAATGTCGAGGCGCTAGAGAGGGCAATTATGTATCTTAATAAATACAATTCTATCAACAATGAGGTGACATCTTGACTAGAAAGTACTCGACTACCTCGGTAGCAACAACGCTTGCTGCAACTATCTCCAACAGTGCTACTACGGTAACAGTTGCCGCTGGTACTGGTTCATCACTTATGGGTGGTGTATCCCTTGCTGCAGGTAACGTAGACCAATTCCTGATTGCACTAGATGTAGATACGCAGAACGAAGAGATCGTTGCAGTTACTGCAATCTCTGGAGATACGCTTACTGTAGTCCGTGCTCAGGCTGGTACATCTGGCATTAGCCATACTGCAGGTGCTTCTGCAAAGCACGTCTTTACTGGAGATGACGCAACCTTCTTTACCGCAGGAGTTGCTACAGCAGATGCCGCAATTCCAAAGTCTTTGGTCACCACTAAGGGTGACATTATCGTAGCAACCGCTAGCGCTACACCTGCTCGATTAGGTGCTGGTACTAACGGTTACGTTCTTACCGCAGATAGCACACAGGCCTCTGGCCTCAAGTGGGCAACTGCAGCAGCACCAGTAGATGATCCGTACCCAACAAGCTTTATGCTTATGGGCGGCTGACAAACAAACCAACAACTAAGGAGAAATACAAATGGCAACAACTTACAAAGTGTTGGGTCAGTCAAACCCGGCAGCAACAACAGCAACAACTCTCTACACAGTTCCAGCAGCAACACAGACAGTAGTATCAAGCATCACCATTGCTAACCAAGCATCTAGCGCAGCAACATTCCGTATTGCTATCCGCGTTGCTGGTGCAACCTTGGCAGCATCACAGTACATCGCATACGATGTAGCAGTAGGAGCAGCAGATACAACAGTGCTTACCTTGGGTCTAACTCTTGGTGCAACTGACATCATCACTATCTATGCTTCGACTGCGACACTTTCATTCGCAGCGTTTGGATCGGAAATAGCCTAATGTCAATCGCTAGAGTAAAAGCCTCTAGCTTGACGCAGGGGCTACCCAAAAGAAAAACCATTCTCGCTGGCAATGAAACCATCCTGCCCGGAAGTTATGAGTCTATTGCGACTGTAACTGCGTCAGGTGGAGAATCTAGCCTTTCGTTCACGTCAATTCCTAGTACTTACAAGCATCTTCAAGTAAGAGGAATTGCTCGTACGAACCGTGCATCAGTTGAAGATCAAGTTAGATTTAGATTTAATTCAGATACTAGCAGCAACTACGCTTGGCATTGGTTGCAAGGCGATGGCTCAACTGCCGCAGCCCAGTCAGAAACCACAAAAGTTTCTGCGTGGTCTATTGAAGCAAGTGCTAACAATGCAACCGCTAGTTCTTTTGGTGCTTTTGTTATAGATATTTTGGATTATGCCAGTGCTAATAAAACGAAAACTTTACGCACACTTACTGGTTACGATGCTAACGGTAATGGGTTAATTGTTTTAGGTTCTAATCTTTGGTATAAAGCTCCAGAGATTATTTCTACAATTACTATTGCACCTATCTTCGGTACTTCCTTTTCTCAGTATTCTACCTTTGCTTTGTATGGGATAAAATAAATGCCACAAACTTACACACCGATAGCGACCTTTAACGGCACGGGATCAAGCGGAACGATTTCCTTTACTTCAATCCCTAGCACTTACACAGATTTGCGAATTGTCCTGACTGGAACAGAAACAAACGCAACTCTTTATGAATTCGATATGCGTTACAACAACGATTCAGGGAATAACTATTCTTTGACCTACTTACAAGGCAACGGGTCAAGTGCAACTTCTGGCAGATATTCCAGTACGAACAAAATTCGTTTGGGTGAGTTTGGAACAGATACAACACTACCTACTTTAATTACAGTAGATGTAATGAATTACGCCAACTCAACAACCTATAAAACGGCTTTAATTCGTTACAACGAGTTTGCGTCTTCGGGTGGCGATACTGGCGCAAAGGCGGCTCTTTGGAGTTCTACTTCTGCAATTACTCGCATTGACTTGCTTAACCTCGGCGGCAACTTCACGACTATCACTACCGCGACCCTGTACGGAATTAAGGCGGCTTAAATGGCATATACATACAGCAAACTAGCCGAGTCAACCGTTGGAGTAGGTAATGCGGCAGCAATTACTTTTAGCAATATTCCGCAAAACTATACCGATCTGGTATTGAAGTTAAGCCACAGAGGTACAACAACTTCCGGAGCGCGTGACTCTCTTTTTGCTTCTCTTTCTTTTAACGGCGGTGCAATTACTCCTTCGACAAGATTTCTAAGAGCATCAGGTGGAACACCTACTGCTTCATCAACCGGTGGTCCAACAGGTGGTTACGTAGATTCTTCCAGTTTTACTGTTTCAACTTTTAGCAATACAGAAATCTATATTCCAAACTATTCTGGCTCTAATGTTAAATCCTATTCAATGGATTCCGTTACGGAACAGAACACATCTGGCTGGGATACTATCCTTGGTATGGGCGCTTTGCTACTGAATAGCGTTGCGGCGATTAACTCAATCAGTATGTCTTTAGACTACGGTTCTTTTGTCCAGTACAGCACAGCTACTCTCTACGGAATCCGGGTGGAAATTTGAGCATCACAAAACTAACCACGAACGGTGTCAACGGCACCAAGTACGACACCGTATCTGCAGACAACTACTATATGGAGCCGATTGCTACCACACTGCTTGCTAGTTCTGCTGGAAGCATTACATTTAGCAATATCCCACAAGGGTATAAGCACTTGCAGATTAGAGCGATTGGTCGCCGTACTGGAAGTGCAACAGGCCCAGCATCCGAAGGGTTTCAATTTAACGGCGATACTGGATCTAACTACACATTCCATTATATGTATGGAACAGGTGCATCTGTAGTGGCTAGCGCAAGCACTCCAACTAACGCAGCATATTTACTAGCAACAACTGGCGGTGGGCAAACTTCTAATTGTTTTGGTGTATCCGTAATTGATATATTAGATTACAGTAATGTTTACAAATTCAAAACTTGTCGCTCACTATCTGGTTCAGATACAAATAGCGGCACAGTTAATGACCAGATGAAATTTTATACTGCTATGTGGATGAACACAGCACCTATAACTAGTATAGTCTTTGCGCCTTCTGCTGATTCTTTTGCTGCAAATACACGTATCTCACTTTATGGGGTGAAAGCATAATGGCTAAAACTGCTACCTATTCTCTTATTCAAAGTTATACCCATAGCGGGGCAAGTACCACCACAATAACTTTGTCTTCAATACCTGCAACGTTTACCGATTTAGTTGTTGTATCAAATGTGCTTTATTCAGCCAATAATGGCGACTATATGTCTTGGAGAATAAACGGTGATAGTTCTAGCCTTTATTCTAATACTCCGTTAGTTGGTACAGGTTCGGTTGCGGAATCCTACCGCGCAACCAACGATACCAAAATTGCTTTTTATGGTTCATCAACCTCTAATTACGTTCCAGTAATTACGAACTTTATGGACTATGCCAACACAACTACAAATAAAACCATCTTGCAGAGAGCATCAGGTGCAGCGAGTAGCGTAGAAGCCAGAGTTGGTTTATATAGAAGCACCGCTGCAATCAGCAGTATTTCCTTGTTCTTTGCTGTGGCATCTATAGCAGCAGGAACTAACATAAAAATCTACGGGATACAGGCAGGTAATGCTTAATGGCGCTACAACTATATAAAATTGCTACTGTAGAAGTTGGCTCTGCTGGAGCAAGCAGCATTGCTTTCAGTTCCATACCACAAGGTTATACAGATTTGAAGTTAGTAGGTTCTGTGAGAACAACTAACGCTTCAACTTATGGTGCAGTTGATATGACATTCAATGGAAGTTCTACTGGATATTCTTCAAAAAACCTTGAAGGCGGAGATGGTGCTGCTAATTCTTATTCAACTACTGGAGCCTCAACCATTAAAGTTGGTTATGTAAGTGGTGCTAATGCTACCGCAAATGCTTTTGGAACCCTTGAAGCATATATTCCTAGCTACACATCTAGCAATAACAAATCCGTATCAGTTGATTCTGCAGGTGAAACAAATGCTACTACTGGCATTTATATGAATTTATTTGCAAACCTGTGGTCTAATACTGCTGCAATTACAAGCATTACTTTAAGCTCTAATAATCTTGGACAATATACAACCTTTACACTCTACGGAATCCTTTAGAAAGGGAGACAAATGACAACAACACCAACTGCAATCGAAGTAAACTGCGAAACAGGGGAAGTCACAGAACGTCCACTAACAGCAGAAGAAATTGCACAGCGTGAAGCAGATGCAGCAGCATTTGCAGCAGCAAAGGCAGAAGAAGAAGCAGCAGCACAGGCAGTAGCAGATGCTAAGGCATCAGCGCAGGCTAAATTGGCAGCACTTGGTTTGACTGCCGATGAAATCGCAGCACTATCTAAGTAATGCTTGAAGATCTAGTTCCGCTACACCGGAGCTTGGATGATGCAGTTGATGAAGCGGAAGAACAAATATATTAAGGAGTAACAGTGGCATACGGCGATGACATCAGCGAGGGTTTACCTTTAACCCTTTCCAACCCTGCAGGTGCCACCTACACACCTAGTGGCTATGCCTACGATGTTGCAATCGCAGGGCTGCCATTCTTCATCAGCCCATTAGATGACTCACCTTACCGTCGAGTCACTGCTCAGTACCGCAAGCAACAGTTAGATACTACCCGCGAGCCAGGTGAGCAGACGCTCACTGGTTGGTGGCTACGTTCGCAGTCATCATTCCACTTTGGTCAAGGCATTAAGTTCTTTGAACCAGCACAGGATGAATCGCTACGCTTCCAGTACACAGAGTCAAAGGGTATGGATGTCTGGACTAAAGGACAGGCAACCCTGCTTCCTAAGTGCAACAGCCAACACATCACCACAGGTGGCATCAGAACTGATGGTCGCCCTTGGCAGATAGCACGTTCTATCCAGTGGGATAAGAACAGCAATACCTACAACGGCATACTGCTAGCAGATGAGTATGACGTAGATAAAGTATTTCCTGCTATTACTGTATCCATTAACAACAAGGCGCTGACAAGCAACGTAGCAACGCTGACTACTACAGCAGCACACGGTCTATCTACTGGTATGGAGATCACCATTACCGGCGTAGATGCCACGTTTAACGGTACCTACACCATCACTGGTGTACCAACCACAACTACATTTACCTACGCTAAGACCGCTGCTAACGTAACCTCAACAGCAGTATCTCCAGTAGGTACTGGTGTAGCTGAGATTATCCACTTCATTGACTACAACACAGGCACTGACTACCCAGTACACGCAATCTGCGATGATGGAGTCTATGCCTATTGGGTAACCAACGTACTTAATACTGGAACTCCAAGGCTAAGAGTCTATAAGAAGTTACTATCTGATGATGCCTCGGTAGCACCTACTCTAATGATTAGCGATAACGGTATTACCGTTGCTAATGCGGTAATCGAGTACACCAAAGAACGTATAATTATGTGCGTTAACGACAAGATCTACGAGTTTTCTACATCAGCAACAACGCTGCCTACTGCGGTCTATTCACACAACGATCCAGATCATATCTTTACTAGCATTACCTCTAGCGGTGCTGCTATTTACGTTGCAGGTTACAGCGGTATCCAGTCCAACATCTACAAGTTTACGTTGGAATCAACCGGTGCTATGCCTACCCTGTCATCTGCTATTACTGCAGCTGAGCTACCAGTAGGTGAGACTGTATTCAAGGTTTCCTACTACCTCGGCTATATGGCTATCGGTACCAACCAAGGTATGCGTATTGCTCAGGTATCAGATCAAGATGGATCTATCGCCTATGGCGCATTGCTCTTTGAATCAGATCAACCAGTATATGACTTTGCTTTCCGTGATAAGTACATCTGGGCTACAACAGGAGTTGACGGGCAAGCAGGTGTTACCCGCGTCAATCTTGGTACTGAGATCAGCCCACTTATATTTGCTTACGCTTGGGATATATACGATCCAGATGACACGCTAGGTCATTACACAACTACCTGTGCCTTTATGGGAGATACCACTCGTCTTGCCTTCTGTAATGCTGGCAACGGTTCTGATGGAACTATCTACATCCAGTCAGACGGTGAAGTACTAGAAACTGGCTACTTACAGACTGGCTTCATCCGTTACAACACACTTGAGAATAAGATCTTTAAGTTGGTACAAGGTCGAGTAGATACTACAGACGGTGCCTTCAGCATCCAGTCTATTACCTCTACTGGTGCTGAGTACACAATCGGTACCTTTGCACAAGGCGATAACGTACCTGAAGTTAACGTGAACTACCCAACTGGTGCTCAGCAGTATCTTGCTTTCAAGTTTACTTTCAACCGTTCGACTACAGATGTAAATGCCGGGCCACTCTTTACTGGCTATCAGGTCAAGGCACTTCCTGCCATCCCACGTCAGCGTCTGATCCAGTATCCACTGATGTGCTATGACCGTGAGATGGATAAGTTTAATAACGAGACAGGTTATGAAGGCGCTGCCTATGACCGTATGAGCCAAATTGAAGCAGTAGAAAATGTTGGCGACACCATCAAGGTTGAAGACTTCAGAACTGGTGAGTCTTATATCGGACTCATCGAAGAGATGGACTTCATTAACAGAACACCACCAGATAAGCGGTTCTCCGGATACGGCGGCCTGCTCCTAGTCACGATTCGGACGGTCTAATGCAAGCGCAAGACTATGCAACTTTAGCGGTAGCGGTAATGACAATCATTGGAGGAGTAGCCACGTCAATACGCTGGTTAGTTAAGCATTACTTAAATGAACTTAAACCCAATGGTGGCAGCTCGCTAAAAGATTCCGTCAAAAGACTTGAGCAACGCATTGACGATCTATATAAACTGATTGCGGAGAAGTAATGATTCCATTAGCAAAGAAGGCTACGCCTGCTGCTATCGCAGTACTGCGCCAAGCCACTGCTCATTGGCCTAAGCGCAAGAAGGCAAGTGATGGCCTGCTGCCTAGTAAGGCACACGTGCATCAGAACCCGAACTCTGACCACAACTCAGGCTATGCAGTAGATCTAACAGATGATCCAAAGAACGGCGTTAACTGCGCTGTTATCTATTCAGAATTACAGAAAGATCCACGCGTTAAGTACCTGATATTTAAGGGCAAGATCTGGACGAAGAAGACCGGTGAGCACGTTTATACTGGTATCAATCAGCACAACAAACATCTTCACATCTCGATACAAGACGGATGTGGAGATGACACCTCGCCTTGGTTCGGCTGGATGCCAAAGCCAAAGGCAATCAATAAAGTAAGGGCAGCAGTTAAGCCATTACCTAAGAAGAAGGAAGCCAAATGAACGCAAAGACAAAAGCAGTACTCGCAACATATCTTCGTGCAGCAGTAGCAGCAGTGATTGCTCTCTACTTAGCAGGAGAAACAGATCCAAAGAAACTCAGCGCAGCGGCAGTAGCTGCTGTAGCAGGTCCAGTCCTAAAGTGGCTTGACCCAAATGCAAAAGAGTTTGGTCGTGGGTCTAAGTAATTAACCCATAAGCGCGAGGCAATAGCCCCCTGCTCAGGAGAAATCCTGGGTGGGGGGCTTCTTTTTTTATGCCTCTTTGTCCACCGGACAAGGCACGGTTACTAGATTGCCGCAACTAACACAGGTTGCGTCTAGGAAATACCAGGATAGTTCGTAGTCCTCAAAGGACGCCATAACGTTAAAGACCTGCGACCCACACGGACAGACGTGGACAGGGCCAAAGGCCCGCAAATCGCTTCCAAAGGCTTCTGGGAGGTATTCTGTGCGCCTGAATAGGCGCAGGGTTGGTAGACGGAGCCGCATATTCAGGGCCTCACCTTCTGGCTCGGCCCTTCTAGGGCCGTACCGTCATTCGCCTACGGCTCATATTGTACACAGACACCTGCCTAGTATGTGTCTTACGACACGCCAATGACTGGTATCATATTCTCGTGACTACATTAACTGGAATCCAAGGACCTGACTTCGTTGTACTAGCTGCCGATAGTCAGATAACTGATAACGATCAACGCGTCATTAGTACGCAGACGCCCAAGATTGTACGCATCGGAAAGTATCTACTCGGCGTAACTGGTGACTCACGCCCCGGTGATATCTTGATGTATAACTGGAAGCCACCTGTGTATAAGTATCAGGATCCGGTGCAGTGGATGGGTAAGAAGATCATCCCTAGTATCCAACAAGCGTTCAAAGATAATGGGTACGAGGTAGATAAGGAAGCTAACTTCTGTTACCTATTAGCCTTTGACTCGATGCTGTTCTCTATCGGCCCAGACTTGTCATTTAACGCAAGTGAGCACGGACTATTCACCGCAGGAAGTGGCGGTCCTTATGCACTCGGTTACCTTTATTCTTTGAAGCCACACTCCTACAAGAGTTTGCTTATGGCAAAGGTAGTTGCAGAAAGGGCTGTAAAGATCGCGTCGGTGCTGGACATAAATACCTGCCCTCCGATACAAATAGTTACTCAACAGAGAGGCTGGGAATAATGCTTGAATTTTTATTCGGTTTGCTATTAGGTTTCGTCGGGGCGTATGCTTTTGACTATTGGTTAACAAAGAGGGATAACAAATGAAGTACGAAGAATTGCTTACTAAAATAAAAACAGGTAATGAATTTGCTGGCATAAAGTATGCCCCTGACTCACATACCTTTGCCCTTCGTGCAGTAGTGGATATGCACAAGCCATTCAATGTAGGCACTGATAAAGAACAGTGCTCTAGATGTATGGATGTCAACACATCAAATGGGGTTGTCTACGAAATGTCTCCATATCCTTGTGAAACTATAAAGGCTATTGAGAAGGAGTTAGCGTGATTACAGATCCAAAGGAACTGCTACTGCACGTACTGCACTCTAAAGATGCAGGTCGTGATCGCAGTAAGCAGACACAGGTAGGCCCATCAGAGATCGGTGGCTGCCGTCGTAAGGTTTGGTACCGGTTAAACGCACAGCCAGAGACTAACGATAACCAGTCAAAGCTGGCAGCAATTATGGGTACTGCTATCCACGCTGCTATTGAAGATGCAATCACCACACTAGATCCAGAAGGTAAGACTTACTTGGTCGAGACTGAAGTTGCATACGGTGATATGAAAGCACACGTTGACTTATTCGTACCGGGTATTGGTGCGGTCATTGACTGGAAGACAAGCAAGGTTAAGAACCTTAGTTACTTCCCGTCAGCGCAACAGCGCTGGCAGGTGCAGGTCTATGGTTACTTGCTATCTAAGAACGGTTATGAAGTTAAGACAGTTAACCTGGTAGCGATAGCACGCGATGGTGATGAGAAGGATGTAAAGGTTCACAGCGAACCATACGATGAAGTCTCAGCACTAGAAGCGCTACAGTGGTTGGCAAATGTAAAGGCTATGACCGAGGCACCAGCACCAGAGAAAGACGAATCGTTCTGCAAGAACTACTGCCAGTACTACGACGCATCCGGTGAGATGGGTTGCGTTGGCTTAAAAAAAGAACGTATCGTCCTTGAAGAAGTGGTGATTGAGGATGCAGAAGTTGACAGCCACGCTCTAAAGTATTTACAGTTAGATGAAAGAATCAAAGAGCTGGAGAAAGAAAAGGATTCCTTGAAGGCTTCCTTCGAGGGAACTACTGGCACTACTGCTAGTGGTATTCAGATCAGTTGGACAACGGTTAAAGGTCGTGAGACAGTTGACTCTGAACAAGTAGAAAAACTATTGGGCTTCGTACCGAAGGTTGTTGGTAAAGAGTCCATTAGATTAAACATCAAACCAAGTGGAGGAAAGTAATATGTCAGCACCAGAATCAACTAAGTTCCAGGTCAACTACAAGTTACCTGACGGAACCCTAGTAAACATTTATGCAACAAGCGTACAAGAACTTGAGAGTGGTCTTGCAGATATTGCAATGAACGCACTTAATATTCGTACAACAAGCAATGACCTATCAGGTTATATCGCACCACCGGCAGCAGCACCTGCGCCAACAGTTGCATCAGTAGCTGCAGCATTTAATGCAACACCAGTTGCTACTGCACCAGCAGCAGGTGGAGATCAGTCTTGCCGACACGGAGTAATGTCTTTCCGTTCAGGTACATCAGCCAAGGGTCCTTGGAAGGGTTATATGTGCGCTGCGCCTAAGGGTGCAACAGATAAGTGCGAGACTATCTGGGTTCGATAACCTGTGCGCGAGCCAAGGTTCTATGAGAACCCTGCTTGCGCTCAAGTAGGCGGCGACTTCTGGTTCCCTGAGAAATCAGATGGCTCCAGTAATTCTGTAGAAATGCTAATGGCTAAGTCTATTTGCAGAAGTTGCCCACACCAAAGCGAATGTGCAGAGTGGGGAATACAGAAAGAACGCTTCGGTATTTGGGGCGGTCTATCGGAGAATGAGCGACGCAATATGCGTCGTGCAAACAACATAGTATTGAAGGAGGAAGACGTTGCTTGACCTATCACGTGCTTGGGGCGGTGTGCTTACTAAAGCAACACCACTACCTGACGTGTGGTTAGCGCTATCTGCAAAGCAGATTAAGTTCCGGCGAGGACAAGTCTGTATGGTAGCGGCTGCGCCTAATGCTGGTAAGAGTATGTTTGCTCTTATCTATGCAATGAAGGCAAAGGTTCCAACGCTTTTCTTCTCGGCAGATACAGACACCACAACTGTAATGATGCGAGCCGCAGCGCAAGCATCGGGTCATTCACAGGTATCAGTAGAACTGAACCTATCTAACGATAGCCATTACTACGATAAACACTTTGGCAAACTCAGCCATATCAAATGGGTATTCGACTCATCACCATCACTAGATGATATTGAGTTAGAGATCAGGGCATATGTGGAGCTTTACGGCGAGGCTCCGGAGTTAATTGTCATTGACAACTTAATGAACGTGGCAGCAGAAACAGATAATGAGTGGGCTGGTCTTCGTGCGATAATGATGGAACTCCACGATATGGCACGTAAGACTGAAGCCTGCGTACTGGTACTGCACCACGTATCTGAGCAAAGCGAGTATGGTTCACCATCGAAACCACCTGCTCGCCGTGCTATTCACGGCAAGGTAAGTCAGTTGCCGGCGTTAATCCTAACGCTTGGCTACGACCCGAACCAAGCAACGCTATGCGTAGCAGCAGTTAAGAACCGCTTTGGGCCACACACTGCTGATGCTTCAGACTTCGCAACACTCTTTGTTAACTATGCTGCTTGTCAAATATCGGATAAGGATGCGTGGGGTGTTATGATTAAGAATGACGCTATGAATAACTACCAAGGGAACTACATAGTAAATGGCTAATACAGAGTTGCAGTATGTGAAGAACGAGATCAAACAACTACGCAATGATATGCGTAATCTGATACTGGTACTTATCGAATTAGGTATCTTGAAGGTAACAGTAGATGAGAACGGCAATGCAGTCTATGACACGGGTAAAGATGGCAAACCCTAACGGGCGCAAAGGCGCTCAGTTTGAGACTGATGTAATGAAATTCCTACGGTCAGCTGGATTACTAGCTGAAAGGCTAACAAAGGCTGGCAGTAAGGATGAAGGAGATCTGGTATGTATCGTAAGTGGGAAGACATACATACTAGAACTCAAGAACAGGAAGGCGTTAAACCTTCCGGAGTTCTGGAGTGAAGCACAGGTTGAGGCGCTTAACTATGCAAAGGCACGGGGGCTTGGGGAAGTACCTTTGTCATACGTCATAGTTAAGCGTCGCAACGCTGGAATAGATAAGGCTTGGGTCATTCAGGACCTAACACAATGGTTAAAGGAGAAGCAGTGACTTACATATTGCAAGCAATAATAGTGCTGGCTTGGATAGGTTTATTCGGAGCATCTACTATTGCTGTAGCTGAAGGATCTACGGGAGGCAGTATTATGTCTATCGTTGGAGGACTTGTAGGCTTAGTCATTTCTGTTGCTTTAGTTTTTTGGGTTATAGGTAATAGTGAAGACAAGCCTTGTGCTAAGTACGAAACATCGCTGCAATATAATGCGGCAACTAAAACAACAATGCCAATGAGATATTGTGCAATACAAGGAGAATGGGTTAAATAAATGCCAGTACCAGGTGGAGAAATTACAAGCACTGAAACTTGGAGCGAGACTCCAGTAGAAGAAGTAGTCGAAGCAGTAGAAGAAGTTCTACCAGATGAGGAAGAAGATCCAGCGTGAAGTGGCGCAGTAAAATAACTGGAGCTGCTTACAGTATTGCTGATGCATTTAGAGATGAGACTATCAAGGTAGCCATCTTTAAGGAAAATGAGAATTGGGATATGGGAAGACCTATTGCAATTCTTCCATATAAAGAGTTCTTAGATAACTTTGAGAAGGTAGAAGATGAGGAGCCTATCAGAGAAGGAATGTACGATGGATGGGATACAGAATGATCTGCGATAGCTGCACTAAGGCAGGTGAGGAGAACTCACTGAACCATCTCAAGCGTGCCTCACACTGGCACGACAAGTGTGATATTAAGGGGTGTGTATGCCAGCACAAGACTGGAGCAGGACTCGTAAAGCGGGCAGGTTCAAAGGTTCCGTTGATGCAAACTCAATCCCCATAGGAGCGATAGTCTCGCACTACGGAGGGGAAGTTAGAGAAGGCAAGGCAGTCTCAGTACGGTGCTGCCTGCATAGTGACAGTCGTAGGTCGGCTGTTATGAACACGTACGATAATTTATATTTCTGCCACACCTGCGGTAAAGGCGGCAACGCTGCCAACCTAGTGTGCATACTAGAGAATATGGAGTTTAACGATGGCCTCAAACGCGCAATCGAAATTGCTGCTGGAAGCGGCGCAGCGATACGCACAGGAAATAACTCCAGAGGCTCTCGTCGCGCTAGCAGAACGTGGGATATCTGAACAGGTAGCTGCACGCTTTCAGTTAGGTAGCATCGTTGATCCCATTAACGGACACGAGATGTACGATGGTTGGATCTCAATCCCTTATATCACTGCCGGTAATACCTGCGTTGGCTTTAAGTTCCGTAGATTAGATGACGGAAAGCCTAAGTATGGCTCACCTACTGGGCAGAAGGCACACCTGTATAACGTGGCAGATGTGCTACCACTATCGCCTTACATAGTTGTATGCGAAGGCGAGTTAGATACAGTCATTACCAGCGGGATGCTAGGTATTCCAGCAGTTGGAGTACCTGGTGTTCAGGCTTGGAAGCCACACTTTGCTAAGTTATTTATGGGCTACGAAACTATTTACGTAGTCGGTGATAACGATGTAAAGGAAGATGGTTCCAACCCCGGTGCTGAGTTCTCCAAGCGTGTCGCAAATGAGATATTAAACTCACAAATTGTTACACTACCACCTGGTATGGATATAAATGACTACTACTTAGCACACGGGGCAGACGCTACCAGAGCTTTGTTGGTCGGTGAGAAGGGTGAGTAGAGACGAATGGATACAAGTGCTACAGACTATTCAGCATATGGGCTTTCAAATCCTGAGCCAAGACGAAGTCAGTCAGCAGATAGTCATACGCCCGATACCAACCCGCTAGTAGATCACCCTGCGGTGATCGGCTACCGCAGTGAAGGTGTATCAACTGGCGATCTTGTATCTTTCATAGAGTCCTTTGCATCCCTTCGGGCTAACCGAGTAAAGGGTGTAGGCCACGACCAATACTCACACGCTAAAGGTCAGAAGTTTGAGCAGTTCAGCGCAAGCGATACTGTCCGAGAACTGATCGAAGAGTTAGCAGATGCTAGTAATTACATTGACTTCCTTGCTATTAAGTTATTAAACCTTGCAGCAACTATGGAAAGTAGCGAACTAAACTGTGAGTGAACTACACCCAGTCGTATACGAACTAGCACCGTCAGTAGCCTACACAATTCATCGGCGCTACCGCGCTTGGGTTGAACGAGATGATGTACACCAAGAGTGTATGGCGTGGGCGCTAACGCGTAATGATTACATAACAGAACAGATGAGCGTTGAAGATGTTAACCAGCGCAAGCATAACGAGCAGCGTATTGCTTGGCAGATGCGGCGAGTAGCAGAACGCTATGCTCGCAAAGAGAAGGCTAGCAAGGCTGGCTACCAGATTACCGACGAAGCCTATTACGAAACGATAATGCTTGGTCAGCTACTACCCTTTGTTATTGCCTCCGTCATAGACGGAACAGTACTAGAGCAAGCACAAGAGATGATTAGAGATGGACAACCACGCGGCTCATCATCACCGGCAGAAGGTGGCAACCTACTGGCTAGCCTAATGGATATTAAACGTGCCTTCCTTAAACTAGATATCGAAGATCAAACACTATTGCGTATGCGCCATCACGAGATGGCTACGCTTCAGCAGGTAGCGCAGTACTTAGAGTGTGCTACATCTACTGCTGATCGCAGGTGCCACACGGCGCTTCGCAAACTGCAAGATGAACTCGGTGGGGAGACACCTTTCAGATGAAAGAAGCAGAGTTATTTGAATACTTGCAGGCTAACCTGTACCCAGATCTAGTAAAGAGTCCGGGGATCTATGACTCCTTTGACTGTATCAGTGAACTTGCTGGTCACTACATCGAACTTAAATGTAGACAGACTCACTACCCTACGCTACTGATTGAAGAGATGAAGTATCGTAAGTTAATAACGCAGTCAGCTGAGCGAGATCTAATCCCGTTCTACATCAACTCGACTCCGCAAGGGGTCTATTCTTTTGACCTAATGGATCTACCAGAACCAGAGTGGGTCAACCACTGGATGCCGGCGACGACTGAGTTCTCCCGCAACCAGAAGGTTACTAAGTTAGTTGGTTACTTGGACATCGAAGAGGCGGTGAAGTTATGACCTATGACTACGAGTGTGTTGCGTGTAGCAACAAGTACACAGTTGAAAGATCTATACACGAAGACGCGGTAGCCCCGGTCTGTGTTACTTGCCATAACTCTATGACTAGAGTGTGGGCAGTAGGCGGTATCAGTTTCAAGGGAGATGGGTTCTACGTCAATGGCGGTTGAGTATCCTAATTGGTTTAGTAAGACTGCTGAGCCTAACTTCAAGCAATTCTTATCACCACTTGCTGGTAAAGATGACCTTAACTTCTTACAACTCGGTGCCTTCACCGGTGACGCTAGCGTATGGCTAGCGCAGAACATACTTACTGGATCTGACTGTCTGCTCACCGATATAGATACTTGGGAAGGTAGCGACGAAGAAGCGCACGAGAAGATGAACTTCGCTCACGTCTATCAGACTTACTTGGATAAGGTTAAACCGTATCCTGTTATCAGACACTACGAGATGACTACTGATGATTACTTTAGATCCTTCTTTGCAGGACAGTGCGACTTCGTCTATGTAGACGCAGACCATACAACTGTCGGTGTATTACTAGACGCTGAACATAGCTGGTACTACTTAAAGTCCGGTGGAATTATGGCCTTTGATGACTACACTTGGGGCGATCATTACCCTATGCACCAGCGCCCTAAGCCCGGCATTGACCTCTTCCTCTTACGCCATAGCGGAGAGTACGAAGTACTTGCTGTGAACCTACAGTACTGGATTAAAAAGAAGTAGCCCCACCGGAAAGAGGTTAACGGTGAGGCTACTGGTAAGCGGTTAGGTAGAAGGCAGTCCTATCCGCAAGAGTTAGATCGTATCACAGATACCTTGTATGATCCATTCTACGACAGGCACAGCAACTGCGTTGCCCATTTGTTTATAGCGAGCAGAGTCAGACTGTCCAGCAGTCCAGTCATCAGGGAAACCCTGCAACCTCTCACACTCGACAGGTGTTAGTCGGCGTACTGAGGTGCCAGTTACTGACGGTGGTTGCTGGCTAGCTTTGAGAGTCGGAGACATATCCTCAAAGGTTGTGGCATTAGATCCGAATTGCGTATCAAAAGAGATAGCAACTCCGTGTCTGTCTCCACCAGTTAAGGTATTCATTGGGTCTCCTTCTTTACCTATACCTAATCCATTACCAGCACCATCTTCTTTGTAGGTACCGTCGTGCATTTGTCGTTTGCCGGCAAAACGTGTTGCTTTATCGTGTATAGGCACAGCAATTACAAGTTTATTTTCCGACACGTACTGGTTACCTACTCCCTTGTAATCTCTTGCTTGTAGCGAACCAACCACATCTGCTGTTGTGGTAACGACAGTAGCAACGCAAGACACGTTGTTCCCACCGGTACCCATACGTGATGTAAGAGTGTTCATAGTATCTCCTTGTACTCTAG